GCGGAATGTGACCGCTGTGGGTTTCGCTACAAATTAAAAGAGCTGAAAAAGCTGACGATCAAGACCAAGCAGGTTACGATTAAGGTATGTCCTACCTGCTGGGAACAAGATCACCCGCAGCTGCAATTAGGTATGTATCCGGTGCAAGACCCGCAAGCAGTCCGGGAGCCACGTAGGGATAACAGCTATTTGCAGTCGGGCTATACAGGATTGCAGTTGACGTTGAACACCGACTTTGGTGATCCGTCAGGTGGTAGTAGGATATTTCAGTGGGGCTGGGCACCGGTAGGCGGTGCAAGCGCAAATGATGCTGGGTTAACGCCAAATGCTTTAGCCCCAGTGAGTGTTGTAAGTAACGTAACAATCTCCTAGGAGTAAGCAATGGATACCAAAGAAGTTAAGCGTATCGCGGACAAGGAAGTCAAAGCCCACGAGAAGCGTATGCACAAAGGCATGAAGAAGGGCGGCGTGACTAGCTCTGACATGAAGAAATACGGGCGCAACATGGCTCGTGTGATGAACCAGCGTTCTAGCGGACGGGGGCGATAATGGCTAAGTTCTCAATGAAAAAGCAAGGCAAAGAAGTTGGCCCTGCTTCGACGTATGCGACGCCACACTCGATGGAGGGCAGCGCAACCAATGTTAATACGTACAACAAGTACACCCCGGGCTCAAAAGTTATCAATGAGATGAACCCGTCGGTTGCTGGTATTAGCAAAGGCGATTACAAAGAAACAAAAACAACTGGTATCAAAATTCGTGGTACCGGCGCAGCAACTAAAGGAACTATGGCTCGCGGGCCGATGGGGTGATCTGTGACTTACACAGAACTTGTTAACGCAATAAAGGCGTACACCGAGAACTACGACACGGACTTTGAGGCGTACATTGATACGTTCATTGTCCAGACGGAAACACGTACGTACAACTCGGTGCAGATACCGGCGTTGCGTAAGAATGTCACAGGTGTGACTTCTAGCGGTGTTAAGTACTTGTCTTGTCCTCCTGACTTTTTGTCGGTGTTTTCATTGGCAGTAGTTGATGGTGATGGCAACTACGAGTATCTGCTAAACAAGGATGTGAACTTTATTCGCGCAGCGTACCCCAACCCTGCCGATACAGGACTCCCTAAGTACTATGCTTTGTTTGGGCCAACCGTATCTAACAACACTATTACAGACGAGTTGAGTTTTATTCTTGGCCCTATGCCAGACGCGTCTTATACTGTTGAACTACATTATTACTACTACCCCGAGTCGATTACTACTGCCGCTGATGGGCGCACATGGCTTGGGGATAACTACGACCCTGTATTGTTATACGGCTCCTTGCGTGAGGCTTACCTGTTTATGAAGGGTGAGCAAGACTTGATCGCCAACGTAGAAGCTAAATACCAAGAGGCCGTAGGTCAACTGAATCGTCTGGGTACAGGTCTTGAGCGCGGTGATGCTTACCGTGATGGTCAGGCTAAGATTAAGGTGATGCCGTGATCCAACAAGGTCTGACAAACAGCTTCAAACAGGAGATGCTCCAGATGGAGCAGAACCTCATCGCGGATACGCTGTACATGGCTTTGTACACAGCGTTTTCTGACATCGGGCAGCTTACCACTGAGTACACCACAACTAATGAAGTAACAGGCACGGGGTATACAGCGGGCGGGGTTGAAGTGACAGGTGCGGTGCTTAGCACGCAAACGACGGGGCCGAATGCTGGCACTGTTTACGTTAACTTCGACAATGTGTCTTGGCCCGGGGCTAACTTCACCGCACGTGGCGCGTTGATCTATAACGTCACACGTGGCAACAAGTCTGTAGCCGTGCTGGACTTCGGCTCGGATAAGACATTTACCTCAATCAACAACACCGTCACCATGCCAGCTAATACGGCTACGACGGCTCTAATTCGTTTTCCTTAAGGAGTAATCATGCCTATCGCAAAATCGCAAATGGGTGAGACTGTTCAGGCTGGCGTGGGCAAACTCACGGCAAGCGACGGTCGCGTTAAGCTCGGTGGTGTATTCAAAGTCGAGTGCTTTGGCCCTGACGGTCAGAAGAAGTGGGAGGATGAGTTCCACAACTTAGTCGTCAACCAAGGTCTGCAAGACTTGAACACCAAGTACTTCAAAGGTTCGGCATATACCGCTGCTTGGTATCTCGGCCTAATTACTGGCCCGGGTTCTGGCACTACTTACAACGCTGGTGATACGTTGACTTCTCATGCTGGTTGGACTGAAGACACTAACTATTCCGGCAACCGTAAGGCGGTGACATTTGGCACGGCGACTACTGCCGACCCGTCTGTTATCGACAACTCGGCAAGCCCTGCTGCGTTTAGCATTAACAACACCACCACGATTGCTGGGGCGTTCTTGGCATCAAGTGCTTCAGGCACGTCAGGGGTGTTGTTCTCGGAAGGTGACTTTACTGGCGGTGACAAGGTGGTGGCAAACGGCGACACACTGAACGTCACATATACCTTCTCGGCTGACGCAGTTTAATTAAGGAGCAAACATGGCAACCACATTCAAAAAAGGCGATACCGTGAAACTAAACGCCACGGTACCGCAAGGCCCAGTTGAGAGCCTGCGTATGGATGAAGATGGCAATGTGCAGTACCTAGTGTCGTGGACTGATGATGAGGGTAACGCTCATTCTCGTTGGTTTGATGAGGCACAACTGACTGCTGCGGAGTAATGAATGTCGGTAGGCGGCTGGGGTTCCGGCACATGGGGGCAGGCAGGATGGGGGATGTCTGTCTACTACGAGGATGTGGCGGACTCAGTCAGGGTTTCAAATACGCAGACATGTGTTGGTACGTTTGCACCGGCGGTTTCAGAAACAGTTAATGCTTCAGACACAAACTCTGCCGTTCAGGATGCGTATGCAGTAAATAGTGAGTCGGTTAGTTTTGTTGATGCTGTTTCTTCACAGGCTGTATTTGATGGGCAGATTGACGAAGATGTACAGTTTGACGCGGTTGTAGCGGCAGCGCAGACAGCTGTTGCGCAGTACGATGAGGCAGCGAACTTTAGTGACACGAACGCAAGCCAACTCGATACAACAGGAGCGATAGCAGAATCTGTAAGTGTGGCTGACACGGTGTCTGGGGTACAGACAGCTAACGGGCAGATTAGTGAAGAAGTACAGGTAGCAGACGCGAATCAAGGGACAGTACCGTATTCAGCTGATGTTAGTGAAACAGTAGAGGCTTATGACTTAGTTAGTTCATCTACGGTTTTGGTAAGTTCGTTCCAAGACCGGGTCGAGATGGCTAGTACTGAGTCAGCTAGACAGACCGCTACTGGTGCAATAAGTGAGACGGTAAACAGTAGTAGCACGGTAGCGGCACAGGTAAACTTTGTAAGTACTGTTGCAGAAACTGTCAGGGCAAGTAATACACAGGCAGCGCAAGCAGACTTCAGGGCTGATATTGATGAGGATGCGCAGTTTAATGCACTGAACACCGGAGCACAGACTGCTGATGGGCAGATCGCAGAATCAGTTGAAGTAAATGACACACTATTTGCCGCGTTTGCGTTGTTTACGGCGATAGACGAAGCAAGTAATTTTAGCGAGACAGTATCTGGACAGGCTGACCTCAGAGCAGATATAGATGAAGATGTTCAGTTTAATGATTCGCCATCATCGCAAGCGAACTTTGTAGCAACACAGGCAGAAACAGTACAAGCAGTAGACGCACAATCCGCCGCAGCCAATTTTATTGTTGCGGTACAAGAGCAGGTCAGCTTATATGACTCGGTATTTGGGCGTTACCTGTGGGAATTGATTAACGACCCGCAGGATGCAAATTGGCAGGATATAGATGTAGACCAAACAGCATCTTGGGGGTTAGTTGATAACAACGCGCCTGAAACGTGGATAGGCAACAATAACGATCAAAATGCTGGCTGGGCAAATATCAATACCGCTCAGAATGTAGATTGGCAAGAAATTGACACGATTTAAAAGGAACACATCATGGCAAGCACGTATAGCAGCCTGAAGATTGAGTTGATTGGCACCGGGGATCAGGCCGGTGCTTGGGGTGTGACAACTAATACTAATCTCGGTACTGCGATTGAACAGGCAATTACCGGGACTGTTGATATTGCCTTCTCTAGTGCTGATGTCACCCTAACCCTGACTGACACTAACGTCGCGCAAAACGCGCGAGCACTGCGGCTGAACTTAGTCGGTACTTCTGGCGGGGCAAGAAACCTTTTTGTCCCCGCGATTTCCAAGCAGTACATCGTCAACAACGGTCTAGCCGATACAGTAACAATCAAGAACGCCACCGGTACAGGGATTGCCATACCTTCTGGCAGAACCATGATTGTGTTTAACAACGCAACCAACGTGGTGGATGTTACTACTTACGCTACGTCCTTGACTCTTGGTGCAGCGTTACCTGTCTCTTCTGGCGGTACAGGGCAGACTAGCTATACCGACGGTCAGCTTCTAATTGGTAACAGCACGGGCAACACGTTGGCTAAGTCCACGCTGACTGCTGGCTCAGGTATTTCGATTACCAATGGCTCCGGGTCGATTACGATTGCCGCTACCGGCGGTGGCGGGACGGTGACAAGTGTTACAGCTTCAGCCCCTCTAGCGTCGTCCGGTGGTACTACCCCTGACATCAGTTTGACTGGTACGGTCGGAGTTGGTAACGGTGGTACAGGTCAGACTTCCTACACTAACGGGCAGTTACTGATTGGTAACACCACGGGCAATACGTTGACTAAAGCTACCCTGACGCAGGGTACAGGCATTACTGTTACAAATGGTACCGGCTCTATCAGCTTGGCAGCTAACTACACAGAAGCGGTTGTCGCTTTAGCTACCTCTGGCTCTATTGCGTTGAGTACAGCAAGTGGCACTATACAGACTTGCGCTCTTAGTGGTAACCCGACGTTCACAGACTCTCTATCTTCTGGGCAGTCGCTAGTACTGATGTTGACCAACGGCTCTTCATATACTGTGGCTTATCCCACAATTACATGGGTGTCCCCAACAGGAAATGTAGCCCCCACCTTAACTGCTAAAGATACATTGGTCTTCTGGAAGATAAGCACTACAC